GAAACATATAGTTTCCTTCCCCCAGGTTTGGAACATGCCAATATGGGTAAACAAAGTGGAGATAAGCACTTAAAGAATATTGATCGATTAATTGATAACTTAATGTATGAAGGGGATAAAGAAAGCTTTACTGGTGACTATTTAAATAAATTACTAAGCGAAGTGCCTGCGAGAGCAGAAGAGTTTATGAAAGCAGAGGACACCAGTGCTTCTCTTACTACTGCTATAGAAGGAAGCAAAGGTAAAGTTGAAGCCTTTGAAAAAACCAAAACAAATTTAGCAAATGTTTCTACTGAAAAAGAAACTAGTCAGCTAGAAGAACTATGGAATAATTTGGGAGATGGAAAAATGGGTATAAACCCAGCAACAGGTAAAGTAGAATTTAAACAACCAGAAGAGCCAAACAAAACAGGTGGAGGAGAAAATAGTGATGGAACTGTTCCTTATAAAGATGACGGAAAAGAGCGAAGAGACGAATTCAGTAAAAACTTAAATCAATTCTCTGGTGTTATAGGCATGATGGGATCTTTAACAGGAGAAGAACAAAAGACAGCAAAAATAATGGCAAAAGTTGCTCAGATTCAATTAATGATTGTTGCCTATGAAAGAGCAAAAATGGCTATAGACCAAGGCGGTGGAAAACTATTAGGCACTATAGGAAAATTCTTTACAGGAAAAGTACCTGTAGGTAGAGACGGTGGAATAATGAGCGGAGGCTATAAGTCTTTTGCAGGTGGAGGTGTTTCAGATGGACCAAATTCAGGTTACGGAGCAGTACTACATGGTAAAGAAGCAGTAGTACCTCTTCCAAATAATAGAAGTATACCTGTAGAAATGAAAGGAAAAAACAACGGACCTGTGAATACAACAATTAATGTAAACATGGCAGATGGCAGTTCAAATACTACTAGTGATGAAGAAACAGGAAAAGAATTTGCACAAGCAGTTAATATGGCTGTACTAGAAGAAATAGGCAAACAACAAAGACCAGGAGGGCTACTAGCAGGATAATATGGCAATAGGATTTAGCAACGGAAGTGTGACATTTAGACCAGATAAAGGTTTTACTAGAAAAAATACACCAAAGATATTTAAAACAGAATTTGGAGATGGCTATGAACAAAGAATAGCTAATGGTATAAATAATTTACAACAAGAATTTTCAGTAAATTTTGCAACAAGAACAAAAGCAGATATAGATGATATAGCAGACTTTTTTGAACTCAAAGGAGGAGTAACTGCTTTTGATTATACGTATGCAGATAGCAATGAAAGTGGTGGAGAAAAAACAGTAAAAGTTATTTGTGATGACTGGCAACAGACTTGGGAGTATTCAGAGTACTACTCTTTAAGTTGTACTTTTAGGAGAATATACGAAGCATAATGTCTGAAAAGATAATAGTAAAGGATTTACAGAAGTTAGACCCAGGCTCAGAACTGATACAACTATATGAGCTTGAATTTGTAAAAGATAACTTCGCATATTTCACTAGTGGAGTAGATGATGACGTATCTACTTCTCTTAGAATGAGAGACTTTAATACTAATTCTACTATTCGTACTTATATTCCTATTCCTGTAAAGGCAGATGGATTTGAATTAAAGAACGACGGAGCTATTGCTAGACCTTCAATTACTATGGCAAATATAACAAGCGCTCTTAGTGACGCGGTAGGTTTTGACTACCATGAGTTAATTGGATTAAGAGTAATTAGAAGATTAACTCTTAAAAAGTATCTATATGGAGAAACAGGAGATGCAAGTCCTCCCATAGAATTTCCAAGGTCTATATGGGTAATAGATAGAATTAAAGCAAGATCTAAAGCAGCTGTAACTTTTGAATTAGTTGCACCTTTTGATATACAAGGAGTGACTCTACCAGCAAGAAATGTCTTAGCGGAGAGATGTCCTTTTATGTATCAAGGAGCTAGTGATCACTTAGATGAATGGCAAAAAGCACAAAGTGGCTGTAATTGGCATCTAGAAGGGAAAATAAAAGCAGGAGGTACTGGCACAGAATATACAGTTTATGTAAATCAAGATGATGAATATATAGTGCCAAGCACGACTACTTTTACAACATACTCTAGTGGTGCTATTACTATAAATACTTATTACAAGACTACTAAAACAACTACAAGATTTAATGCAGATGGCACCAATTCAAATGTTACTGTAACAGACTATTGGCAAGCTGTAAAATCTACAAGCTCACCAGGAACACCAGCAGATAGTAATTTTAACTTTAAGAGAATAAGAGTATACTCGACATACTCTCATGGTACAGAATACTTTAGCTTTTTAGATGATAGAGATAATAGTTATGTAAAGTTTACTGACAATGTTTCTACTTCCTCTACTAACGGTAAAACACTACTATGGAAAGCGAAAGCTCCAAGTGACGACCAAGCTCCTGGACACGGAACTTATTGGGAAAGAGGAGATGGGTGCAGTAAGACTACTACAGGATGTAAAAAAAGATTTGGATTTAATCCAATTAGTTCTGGCACAGCAACGAGTACAGGAAAGAACGCTACAAATACAAGTGTAGAACTTCCGTTTGGGGGATTTCCAGGAGCAAGATCCTTCTCGTGATGGATTCTATATTTCATCATGCGGAGCAATGCGCACCTAGAGAATGTTGTGGACTTGTTGTAGAAGAAAATAATAATAAAATTTATATTCCTCTCAAAAATATTTCAGAAGAAAAAGATAGATTTGAAATGGACGCAAAAACTTTCGTTACATATCAACTCAAATCAAACATAAAATATGTTGTCCATAGTCACTACGATGAAGATTGTAAACCGAGTCAACATGACATAGATAATTGTAACGCCGTTGGTATACCATACTTAATCGTATCATATCCTGACAAAGACCACTATATTTTGGAACCAAATTATGACTAGAACAATACACTTAATGGGAAGAATGGGACAACTCTTTGGAGAGACTCATAGACTTAACTGCGAAACTGTCCAAGAGGCAATGCATGCTCTCGACTGTATGAAAGGAGGAGTTAGAAGATACTTACTAGAATGTACTGATTCTGATGTTCAATTTACTGTTCAAAAAGGAGAAGACTTTATGGACTATGATAATATTGGACATAATTTAGGTAAAGATGATTTAATTATTACTCCAGTTCCTAATGGTAGTAAGAAAAATAAGATTTTAAAAATAATTGTAGGAGCTATTCTTATATACATAGGTTTTATGATAGGAGGAGCCAAAGGTGCGAGCGATATGGCGAAATTTGTGGGTGCAGCTCTATTTAGCACAGGTATGCAGTTAGCCTTAACAGGTATTATAGAACTAACAATGGATGACCCCGATGAGTTGAAAGAAGAAAAGAGTTCATTATTCAACGGCCCAATAAACACAACAAAAATGGGAGTACCTGTACCAATCTGCTATGGAAAAATGGAAGTAGGAGGAGCAGTTACTAATTTTGGATTCACACAAAGTAGAGTAAAAAACCAAATGGGATATAGATTTATATCAAAACCTTCAGAAGGAAGCACAGGCACAGGATCAATCGGCGGAGGTGGCTCTAGTAGTGGTGGTGGAAATTATGATTGGGTTAGTAAGCAGGTGATAGCATAATGGCATACGTAACTAAAGGAAAATCAACAGCTCAAACAGCTGTAATATATGATGCACTATCAGAAGGCCCGATAGAAGGATTAGTAAATGGAGCAGCAAGTATAAGACTCGACGACAATCCTGTAATTGGAACAAATAATAGTAATACTTTTTCACCGCAAAGGTCAGTAGATTCAGGATATACCGCTAGTACTAAGATAGTAGTAGATAATAATAGTCCTTCAATTTTTGCATATTCTTTAACTACAGATGGTACAAGAGAAATTCAAATAGTAGGAGCAGCCAAAAAAGGTATAAATGCTGGAGATACTATAGCGGGAAATAATATTATTAGAACTGATACTTCTATTATGACATTTGCAAGTTCAGATGTTTATGACTCTACAGTTCATCAAGTTCCTGCTTATTTAAGAATAGATGGAGCTGGACCAAATGGTACACAGCTCGCTACAAAAATTACAGAATTTATAAATACATCCGCAGTAAGAGTAGACTTAGCACCTGCACAAACAAAATCAAACACAAGTTTATATTTAGACTTAGTAGACAAAGTAGCAAGTTACGATGCTGGTAACAGTAGAGCAACTTTAACAACTGGTGGAGGTATTGATACAGCAAACACTATTGCTATACTATCCAGCCCAATAAAAGCATCAAATGAAGCTCCTCAATATAATTACAATAACTTTGGATTTGCTTTCAGAACAGGAGAAAGAGATCAGCCATACTTACCTACTCCCGCAGGAATAGGAAGTGCTTCTCAGGCTTCTTCAATTAATGCTGCATTAGAACAAGTACAAAATACTGGTTATCCAACAAATAGTGTTTTTGGATTAAACCAACCAACAACCAATGCCACCGCAAATGAAGTAATCAAAACATCAACAAATATGTCAGTAGGTAATCCTAGTGAGGTAGACGCAGTTAAAGTAAATATGGCGTTTCCACAAGGATTAATCTCACAAAAAGAAAATGGTAAATTAGGTCCGGGCTTTGCAGAACATAGAATATATTTTGGTTATTCAAGAGATGGAGGAAACACTTATAAAGATGCACTAGTAGTAGGTAGACCAACTGTTGCAACATCAACAACTAGATATCATAAAAATACTAGAACTAAAGATTCTCAATCAGGAGTTATAACAGACAAATCAAAAGAAGCGTTTAGCTATACTTACCTGATTAACACAGAAGAATTTCAACCTTATGATGCTTACAGAATAAAAGTTCAAAGACTTTCACCAGTAAATCAAAAAGAAAATTCATGGCAACAAACTAATGCTTCTGCATTAAAATCCATCGAAAATATTATTACAGATAAATTAAGATATCCTTATACTGCTTATGGAGCAGTGGTAGTAGATGCAGAAGATTTTTCTCAGATACCAAAAAGAGGATATGAAATATTTGGAATGAAGGTAAAAGTGCCTACTAACTATTTCCCAAGATTTGAGCCTACCGCAGCAGGAGTAAGACGGTCAGTTGCAACTTATACAAGAAATGTTACTACAGGAGCAGACACATCAGCTTATGTCGATTGGGATGGAAACTTTAGAGGAGATAGAAAAGAGTTTAATAATTTAACACAGACAGCAGACCAAGTAAACTACGAGCCAGTATTTACAGATAATCCAATATGGATATTTATGGACATGCTCACTAATTCAAGATATGGACTAGGAAACTACTTAGACCCAGATGGTGACTTTTCACAAATTGATAAATGGACTATGTTCCAGATTGCAAAATATTGTGATGAATTAGTTCCAGATGGAAAAGGTGGAAGTGAGCCAAGATTTACTTGTAACACTTATATATCAAAAAATCAAGATGCACTAAAAACTTTGAAACAATTTGCAACAGTCATTAGAAGTATGCTTATCTGGTACAATGGACAGGTTACTTTAGGTTCTAATATTCAAAAAGGTGCAGTTTATACTTTTACAAAAGGTAACGTTGTAGGTGGAGAGTTTGGGTACGCTGGAACAGCAGGAAGATTTAAACATAATCAAATAAGAGTCTCATGGAATGACCCAGAAGATAGTTATAAACAAGCAACAGAAATTGTAGAAGATATAGATGAAATACAAAAATCAGGAAGAATAACTAGAAAAACAGTTTCAGCATTTGGCTGTACATCACAAGGACAAGCGCATAGATATGGTAAATGGCATCTATTTACAGAAAGATTAGAAAGAGAAGTTGTAAGTTTTAAAACAGGAATAAATGCAGGAGCAGTTCTAAGACCTGGTGATATTATTAATATTCAAGACGCAGATGAAACAAATACTCAACTAAGTGGTAGAATTACAACGGCATCGAGTTCAACTACTACAGTTATAAAAACAGATAGAGATTTATCAAGTACTTTAAACTCAAATAATAGTTACGAATTACATTTAATATATCCTGGCGGCGGTGCATATTTAACTCAACAAACAGCAACTATTAATTCTGTAGTTTATAGAGAGGGAGATTTAGTACTAGTTGATGAATCCGGAGGTGCTATTGATAATGAAGAAAAAGCAAGAAACGTTAAAGATGATGCAGGTGCTTTGGTACAGATGTATTACTCAGAAGATGTTAGAGTAGAAACAAAACCAGTAAGTTCTTTTAATTCAACTTCAATAACTGTATCAAGCGCATTTAGTTCTGTACCGAGTGGAGAAGTTATCTATGCTATATCTGGAGAAACAGATAAAGGTGTAGAGGTAACTGGAAGTATTAAACAGTATATTATTACCTCATTAAAAGAAAACAGCGGAGAGATGACTTTTGATATCAATGCTGCTGAATATAATGTTAAAAAGTTTAATGCAGTAGATAGAGGATATGAAATACCAGAACTTCCAGCAGAATTAAGAAAACCAAAAAGATCAGAAGAAGTACCAGTACCTCAAAATCTAACAGCGTCTATAGTACCTAGTGGTGGAGACAATGTAACATTAGATGCGGGAGTATCTGGTTATGATATTTTATTATCTTGGACTCATCCTACTTCAACAAGAACAGATACCGATGGTAATACTTTAACTGATGTATACGAACATTTAGCAGGATATAGAATACAACATAATGCACAGACTGAAGCCCACGACCCAAATCACGATGAATTTGTAAAAATAGATGTAGACAAACAAGTTTCCTATACTATACGAAATGTAGTAGTTGGAGATGAATATATACTAAGAGTTCAAACAAGAAATACAAGTGGACAAACATCTTCTTACATACAAACAAAAGTAGACTTCGATGTCTCTAGTCTAGCACCTTTTTCTGCAGATACTATACCAGCAGGATTAAATGGTAGTATTGTAAGAGGTGGTTTATTAACTGCTACTCAAAATATTAATACTTCAAATGGTACTATAACTTTTTCAAATAACACATACTCATACCAACCATTAAATGGAGCAGACGGATTAGCTTTCGCAAGTGCAAACACTAACTTTACCACACAGGCAGGTTTTAATAACCTAGCAAATGGAGAAACTGGTTATCTATTATTTGACTATGATGGAGCATTAGATAGAGGAACTACAAGGTCAGACCCATTACAAGCAATACATTTACACACAGATGAAGATGCTACAGATGTTAATGGTAATAAAATACTATATAGATTTATGAAAAGACTCGGAGAGT